GAGCGAGTTCAACTGGCGCATCCCGGCGCGGCAGGGCAAGAACGCCGTGCGGTTCATCCTCTTCGACACGAACTACTGGAAGAGCTTCATCCGCTCGCGGTTGCGCGTGGCCATCGGGGATCCTGGCGCCTTGACCATCTTTGGGCGGCGGATCGGGACGAACCCGCCACGAAGGGGCGCGAAGGAAAAGGGGGCTGCGCCTACGCGACAGCGCAAACACCAGTCCGGCACGGACTGCCCGTCGGGCTCCGACCACCGGATGCTCGCCGAGCAGCTCGCCGCCGAGTACTCGGTCCGCACCGAGGGGCGCGGCCGCGTCGTGGACGAGTGGCAGATGCGGCCGACGCATGCGGATAACCACCTCCTCGACTGCCTGGTCGGCTGCGCCGTGGCGGCGTCGGAACAAGGCGTGGTGCTCGCGGGCACGGGAGGCGTGGTGGCCAGGAAGAAGCCGCGGATCAAGCTGTCGAGTCTGCAAAGGAGGCGCTGACCATGGCGGAGGTGATGGTCAGGAAGGGGCTTGTGTGCCGCAAGTGCGGCGCCCGGCATTTCGACGTGGTGTACACCCGTCGAGGCCATGGGAACGCGATTATTCGGCGGCGCGAGTGCCGCAACTGCGGGCAACGCATGTCCACGAGGGAGACGGCGATATGACCGTCGGGAGGATCCGCGATGGGGGCGCCGATGTCTACGGGTGTAACGATTTCGACAAACTGAACGGCGGGACGGATGCGAAGTTTGCTTCCAACAGTCTGGGCATGTAAATTGCGGGTAGACAACCGAGCCGGGCACAACGCGGACTGATCATCCGCGCCAAGCCCAGAGGGACAGGCCATGCGGGGCCGCGTACTCGCATGGCCCTCTTCTTTGGCGCCCGGCTCGGTTGGACACATGGGGGATTCGGGATGCCCGAGGATCTGACGAACGCGATTGCCGAGAACGCTGCCGGTCCGAAGCGTGCCAAGGGCGACGCGGGGGAGATGGAGCAGCATTCGCTCGCCGACCAGATTGCTGCGGACCGTTACCTTGCGTCGAAGCGCATCGCGCAGGCCAAGGGGCTGGGGGTGCGTGTGAGCAAGTTTGTTCCATCGGGAGCCGTGTAATGCAGGGCGTACTGCCGTTTACAAAGGCGAAGGTCGAGGCGCAGGCGCCAATTCGGCTGCGCGAGGCGCAGATTATGCGCCGACGCATCCGGGCTCGTTTCGACTCGGCCGAGACGAGCGAGAATAACCGTCGCCACTGGGCGATGGCAGACAGTCTGTCCGCGGATGCGGCGGCCACGCCGGATGTGCGCCGCATTCTCCGCAACCGCGCGCGATATGAAGTCGCGAACAACAGCTATGCCCGCGGCATTGTGCTGACCCTGGCGAACGACACGGTAGGCACAGGCCCGCGCCTGCAGATGTTGACCATGAACGACAGCCTGAACCGCTCCGTGGAGCGCGCGTTCGGGTTGTGGGCCGAAGCGGTGGGCCTGGCGCAGAAGCTGCGCACCATGCGTATGGCCAAGGCCCAGGACGGGGAGGCCTTTGGCATCATTGCTACGAATCCGGAGGTAGACCACCCGGTGCAGCTCGATCTCCAACTCGTGGAGGCGGACCAGGTGACGTCGCCGCTTCTGTCCAAGGACACCGAGGACGAGGTAGACGGCATCAAGCTGGACAGGTTTGGAAATCCCGTGGCCTACCGCGTGCTGAAGGCCCATCCTGGCGGGAAGGGGTGGTCTCTTGGAGAAGACTTCGCCACCGTGCCGGCGACGAGCATGGCGCACGTATTCCGGGCAGACAGGCCGGGCCAGCATCGGGGGATCCCGGAGATCACGCCGGCGCTTCCTCTCTTTGCACAGCTCAGGCGTTTCACGCTGGCCGTCCTCTCCGCCGCGGAAGCCGCGGCTGATTTCGCGGGGATCCTCTATACGGACGCCCCCACGGGAGGTGAGGCCGAGAACGTCGAGCCGATGGACCGGATCGAGCTCCAGCGGAACATGCTGCTTACGATGCCGGGCGGCTGGAAGATGTCGCAGGTGGATCCCAAGCAGCCGGCGACGACGTATGCGGAATTCAAGAAGGAGATTCTGAACGAGATCGCGCGTTGCCTGAACATGCCCTTCAACATCGCCGCGGGGAACAGCTCCGGCTATAACTACGCCTCCGGCCGGTTGGATCACCAGACCTATTTCAAGTCCATCCGCGTGGACCAGGCGTTCATGGCAAACCGCATTCTCGACAAGGTGCTGGGCGTGTGGCTGCTCGAATGGGCGCTTGTCCACGGCGTGCCGCGTCTGCGCGTGCCGCGACGGGGGGCGAGCTCGGATGGCACGGAAGCGCTGCTGCGTGGGCAGGCGTTGGCCCACACCTGGTTCTGGGACGGGTTCGAGCACGTGGATCCGGCGAAGGAGGCGAAGGCGCAGGAAACGCGGCTCAAGAATCACACGACGACGCTCGCGCACGAATTCGGCCGTCAGGGCAAGGACTGGGAGGTGGAGCTGCGCCAGCGTGCGCGGGAGCTGGCGCTCATGCGTGAGCTCGGATTGGACCCGGAGCCGTCCGCGCGGCCGGATGCCGAGGACGAGGGCCAGGCGGAGGAATAACCGTGCCGTTACCGAAGCCGCGTGTGGGAGAGAGCGACGACGCGTTCTTGAAGCGGTGCATGGAGGACGAAGCGATGACGCACGAATACCGTAAGAGCGGGCAACGCTACGCGGTCTGTCGGGCGCAGCTCGGGAGCAAGGCCGCGCGCGTGCCTATGACCTTGTTCCTGCGTTCGGACGCGGGCGAGGTGGAGATCGAAGCCGAGGCGGAGGGCGAGAAGAAGCTGCGGCGCTTCAGCATGACGGCCTATACGGGCGGGGCCATGAGCCTGGGTGGCTGGCCGCATCCTGTGGTGGTGGACCTGTCGGGTCTCGCGATCGGCAAGAAGGCACGGCCGATCCTGAAGGATCACGACCCGGGCCGGATCGTGGGGCACACGGATGCGATGTCCACGGACGGGAGTCGGCTGGCGGTGTCGGGGGTGATTTCGGGGGTAGGCGAGGCGGCGCAGGAGGTAGTGGGCGCCTCGGACAACGGCTTTCCCTGGCAGGCATCGCTCGGCGCGCAGGGGAAGAAGGTGGTGTTCGTGCCAGAGGGGAAGAGTGCGGCAGCGAACGGCAGGGAGTTCGCAGGGCCGGTGTACGTGGTGCGTAGCGCTCGTCTGGGGGAAGTGTCCTTCGTGGCGCTCGGTGCGGACGACAACACGAGCGCGCGTGTGGAAGCGGCGGCAGGCAACCAACTCATGGAGGTGCTGACCATGGATTTCGAGACCTGGGTGAAGGCGAAGGGGATTGACCTGGCGGCTCTGGCGGATGAGGAACTCGCGAAGCTGCAGGCCGAGTACGAGGCGAGCGAGGGGGAGACGGTGGTGCTCGGCAAGCACCCGCCTGCATCGAAGGGCGATGCCGCGCCACCTGCGGCGCAGGTCCGGGCGAGCGCCCAGCCACCCGCTCCCGTGGTCCCGGCGCCGATCGCGCCGGTCGCGCCGGTCGCGCCGGTCGCACCGGCCGCGCCGGCGGCACCAGCGGTACTGGCGGCGCCGACAGCGCCGCTGACTCCGTCGGTTCAGCCCTCGGTTCGGCCGCTGGCCGCCGCAGACGCCATGGACGTGAAGGCCGAAGCCTCGCGGCCCGAGCCAGCGCCGGTCGATGTCAAGGCTGAAGCCCAGAAGGCGGTCAAGGCCGAGCGCGAGCGCGTGGCCGCGATCCAGGAGATCTGCGCGGGCGAGTTTCAGAAGATCGAGCAGGAGGCGATCCGCGCGGGCTGGACTGTGGAGGAGACGACCGAGAAGGTGCTGCGCGCCATGCGCCAGAACCGGCCCCAGGCAGATGTGGCGATTGCCGTACGCCAGGAGAAGAAGCCCATGGACCAGACCAAGCGCCTTGAGGCGGCCCTGTGCTTCCGTGCCGGAATCGACACGAAGGCCATTGTCGCTGACTTCGGCGAAGCGTGCGCGAACGAGGCCTATCACGACCGGGACCTGTCTCTGCAGCAGCTCTTCGTGGAGTGTGCCCGGGCCGAGGGCATCACGGTGCCGCGGCAATTCTGCAACGACACGATCCGTGCCGGCTTCAGCACGCTGTCCCTGCCGGGGATCCTCAACAGCGTCGCGAACAAGAAGCTGCTGAAGAGCTTCCGGGCGCAACCGATCATCGCCACGCGGCTGTGTTCCGAGGGTGAGCTCACCGATTTCAAGGAATCGGAACGCTACCGGCTGACGGATGTCGGGGATCTGGAGCCTGTGGCTCCGGATGGGGAGATCAAGCACGGTGGGCTTGCGGAGGAGAAGGCCACGAACCAGCTGAAGACGTACGGGAAGATGTTCGCCCTGACACGCGAGGCCGTGTACAACGATGATCTCGCGCTATTCCTGCGCGTACCCGAGGGCATGGGTGCGCGTGCGGCGCGGAAGATCGACCAGATCTTCTTCCAGCGGCTTCTGGCAAATCCAGGCAGTCTCTTCTCCGTGGCACACAGGAACTACAAGGAGGGCGCGGACAGTGCGCTCTCGGCGGACAGCCTGGCGCTTGCAGTGCAGATGTTTCTCGATCAGGTGGATGTCGACGGCCAGCCCATCAACATCTCCCCCCGCTTCCTGCTCGTGCCTACGGCGCTCAAGATGACGGCCAAGGAGATCCTGAACAGCTCCATTCTGCTCGCCGTGGGCGCGACCAACAAGCAGCGGATCCCCACCTACAACCCCATCGCCGACGAGGACCTGGAGATCGTCTCCAGCCCCTATCTCTCGAATGCAAACTACCCCGGGGCGTCAAGCAAGGCATGGTTCCTGTTCGCGGATCCAGCCGTTGCCGACACCTTCGAGCTCGGCTTCCTGCGCGGCCGACGGGAACCCACGATCGAGCAAGGGGAACCGGACTTCGACCGGCTGGGGCTGCGCTTTCGGGTGTACTTCGATGTAGCCTGCCGCGAGCAGGATTTCCGCGGCATGTGCAAGTCCAAGGGCGAGTAGGTGCATCCGATGGGATATGGCATTGCTACGCAATGCGATGCGACGCTTGGCGGCGCGCTGCTTTGCCTGGCACGGCAAGCGGCAGATGTCCACCAAGCAGTCCACACTGCTGCCGGCCTTCCTGACGGTCGAGGACCCGTATCTGCCTCTCGTCGGGCAGGAGGGCGGGCCCGCGGCCTGGGAAGTCGACATGCGTCAGGGCCGCAACCCGAACGGCGGCGAGGCGGTCTGCATCATCCGCCCGCGCTTCGACTCCTGGAGCATCGACCTGTCGCTCCAGATCGACGCGGACAGCATCGCCGAGAGTCTGATCCGGCAGCTCGTGGACATCGCGGGTTCGCGCATTGGCCTCGGGGACTTCCGCCCGCAGCGGCGCGGGGTATTCGGCAAGTTCCGAGTGGACAGATGGGAGGCGGCATAGGCCGGTGGACGCAGGCCAAGGGAGGGCGTCCGGGCAAGACACCCTCGGGCCAGAGCCGCATTTGCAGGTATAGGGCAGTAGAAGGCGGGAATGCGGCTTGCTCCCCTATGGCCCGGTGGAACGTCAGGGGAGAACAGTACCTGTAGCTGAAGAAACCGATCTTGGCAAACAGAATCCGAGGAGGTTAACCATGGGCGTCAAGTATGTGCAGACCGGAAAAGCCATTGACCACACGCCGGTGG